AATTATTAGGTGAGCTTGTGTATAGCAACGAGCATTTAAAGTCGTTAGGATTATCTGTAGGCGACACGGTGGGCTTTTCACCGGATTCAGAATATGAGTTTAATATAGACGACGAAAAATTATATAGAGTATTATCAAATCAAATTACAATTAAGTATGAGTCGGCACAAAAAAGTAATTGAAGCTGCTGAGGTAGCTTTGCTAGAACTTGACAAAGTTATTAGACAAAAAATAAATTTAGTTGAGCTGGAGCCTGAGAAAGCAAAAATAGCTGCGCAGGCAAAATGGGTCGCAATAGAAGATTCATTTAAAATAATAGAAAAGATAGAAGAGCTTTCAGAAAACAAAAAGCAGAACAAAGAGTCTATAAAATTTTTAGGCGTAGAAGATAGAATAAAATAATGTATAAACAATCTCTCTATAACATAATTATAGACCACATAGATACTAAAGAAACAAAAAGAAACAATAAGTATAAAAAATACGAGTATGGTTATAATGCTGATTTAGATTGCGTTATAATTAGTAAAGACGGTACAATAGGTGAGATATATGAAATTCAAGGTCTTAAGATAGCAATACCTAAAACTCCTGATAAAATAGATGGTGATCATTTAAAAAAAGAAAATCAAATATTTACTAGAAGGAATAGACCTGAATCATTAAACAAAATTAAAACAGTACATGAGTTTAAGCATCATCCCGAACAAACTAAAGAACAGTATTATAATTATATTGATACTGAATTTAATAGGCGTAATGATGGTTACTGGTTCATGTGCAACGGTGAGCCCTGTTACATTACAGGATCGCACTATATGTATCTCAACTGGACGAAGATTGACGTGGGAGCTCCGGAGTTTAGACATGCTAACAGGATCTTTTATTATTTTTGGGAGGCGTGCAAGGCCGATTACAGATGTTACGGTATGTGCTACCTCAAAAATAGACGGTCTGGGTTTAGCTTCATGGCATCATCAGAAACTGTCAACATGGCTACAACATCAAGAGACTCGAGGTTTGGCATATTATCCAAGACCGGTGCTGACGCTAAAAAAATGTTCACCGATAAAGTTGTACCAATATCAACCAACTATCCGTTCTTTTTCAAGCCGATACAGGACGGAATGGAAAGGCCGAAAACCGAGTTATCCTACAAGGTCCCGTCAAGAAGATTAACAAGAAATTCTTTTAAAGAGTCTGAAGACGATCTTTTAGGACAAGGTCTTGATACAACTATTGATTGGAAAAATACAGGCGATAATAGTTATGATGGTGAAAAACTAATACTATTAGTACACGATGAATCAGGTAAATGGGAAAGGCCTGACAATATATTAAACAACTGGCGAGTAACTAAAACTTGTTTAAGATTAGGCGCAAGAGTTGTTGGTAAATGTATGATGGGCTCAACGTCTAACTCTTTAGACAAAGGAGGTGATAATTTTAAAAAATTATATTATGACTCAGACGTTAGAGAAAGAAATAAAAATGGCCAGACTACAAGTGGATTATATTCTTTGTTCATACCTATGGAATGGGGTTACGAAGGATTTATTGATATGTATGGATACCCTGTATTCGATACCCCACAAAATCCGACTAAAGGAATTGAAGGAAGCATCATCACTACAGGAGTTATTGAACATTGGGAAAATGAAGTTGAAGGACTCAAAAACGATGCTGATGCATTAAATGAATACTACAGGCAATTTCCAAGATCTGAAAAACATGCTTTTAGAGATGAAACTTTAAATTCTTTGTTCAATTTAACTAAAATTTACGAGCAAATAGATCATAATGAAGAAATGGCTATGAAAGGGTATATTGCTCAAGGATCATTTTCTTGGAAAAATGGTATTAAAGATACTGAAGTAATATGGACACCTAATAAAAACGGTAGGTTTAAAGTAAGCTGGTTGCCTAGAATTGAATTAAGAAATAATGTTATTGAAAAAAACGGCATTAAGTATGCTGGCAATGAAGGCTTTGGCGCTTTTGGCTGTGACTCTTATGATATATCAGGAACAGTTGGAGGCGGAGGATCTAATGGTGCATTGCACGGTTTAACAACCTTTTCAATAAACCCAGACTTTCCATCTAGCCAATTTTTTTTAGAATATGTTGCTAGACCACAAACTGCCGAAATATTTTTTGAAGATGTACTTATGGCTATAGTTTTTTATGGTTTGCCAATACTGGCTGAAAATAATAAGCCCAGGCTGTTATATCATTTAAAACGAAGAGGTTATAGAGGTTTTTCAATGAACCGCCCCGATAAACTACGAGCCACATTATCAAAAACAGAAATAGAATTAGGAGGCATACCAAATACCTCTGAAGATATAAGGCAAGCGCACGCTGCTGCAATAGAATCATATATAGAAGAAAATATAGGTAAATTTGAAAATGGCTATGGTAATATGTATTTCCAGCGCACACTAGAAGATTGGGCAAAGTTTGATATATCTAAACGAACAGCCTATGATGCTTCAATTAGTAGTGGGCTTGCTGTAATGGCATGCAGAAAACATTTATATAGACCACGACAAGAAAGAACAACAAAAAAGCTTAATTTTTCATTCTCTAGATATAAGAATGAAGGCGATAGAAGTACGCTAATTAAATAAATATGGCAAAAATAAAAAATAAGTATTCTCAATTTCCAAGTCAAGCTGTTTCTGACTCTGAGAAAAAAAGTATAGAGTACGGTACAGCTGTTGCCACGGCTATAGAGCAAGAATGGTTTAATAGAGGAAATGGCAGCAAAGGCAGGTATTATGACTTGCAAGATGATTTTCATCGGTTAAGATTATACGCTAGAGGCGAACAATCAATTAGAAAATACAAAGATGAGTTTGCTATTAATGGCGATTTGTCATATTTAAATTTAGATTGGAAACCTGTTCCTATTATACCAAAGTTTGTTGATATAGTAGTAAACGGTATGCAAGATAGACTGTATAATGTTCGTGCTATAGGTGAAGACCCTATATCTACAAATAAAAGAACAAAATACGTAGAAGGCATACAAAGAGATATGAACACTAACTCTATGTTAGATTTAATACAAAAAGAGTTAGGGGCAAATGTAAGAAATATTAGCAAAGAGTCTTTGCCGGGATCTTCAGAAGAGTTAGATTTGTTTATGCAACTAAATTATAAACAAGGCATAGAAATTGCCCAAGAGCAAGCTATAACAAATATTTTCAATCAAAATAAATATGAAAATAATATAAAGCCTAGAATTGATTATGATATTGCTGTTTTAGGTATTGGTGCCGCAAAACATTCTTTTAATAATACAGATGGAATAAAATTAGATTATGTAGATCCTGCAAATTTAATTTGGTCTTATACGGAAGATCCTTATTTTTCAGATTGTTACTATTTTGGAGAAGTAAAAAGAATAAAAATAAATGAGCTAAAGAAACAATTTCCTTCTTTAACGAATGAAGACATTGGTGAGCTGGCTAAAAAAAGTGGAAGTTATAAAAATTACAATAATAGCTATAACGTAGAAGATGACCAAAGCTATGATAATAATATAGCTACTGTATTATATTTTAACTGGAAAACCTGGGAAAATAATGTATACAAAATAAAAGAAATGTCTTCTGGTGCAGAAAAAGCTATTGAAAAAGACGATTCTTTTAATCCTCCTAAAGATAAAAGAACAAGATTTCAAAGGGTTGCTAAGGCGCAAGAAGTTGTATACGAGGGAGTTTATGTATTAGGTGCTAGCGCATTGTTAAAATGGAAAAAAGCAACTAATATGATTAGGCCACATTCTAATACCAATAAAGTATTAATGAATTATATAGTGGCCGCACCTAGAATATATAAGGGCAGAATTGATTCTCTTGTTTCAAAAATGACGCCATATGCGGATTTAGTACAATTAACGCATTTAAAATTACAACAAGCAATACAAAGAATGACGCCTTCGGGTGTTTATATAGATGCTGATGGATTAGCAGAAATAGATTTAGGTAATGGTACAAGCTATAATCCACAAGAAGCTTTAAATATGTATTTTCAAACAGGATCTATTATAGGGCGTTCACTTACCGTTGAAGGCGATCCTAATCCCGGCAAAGTGCCTATTCAAGAATTACCTGGAGGTGGTGGTAATCAAGTACAATTATTAATTGGTGCTTACAACCAATACCTACAAATGATAAGGGATATAACAGGTCTAAATGAAGCAAGAGACGGCTCTGACCCTGATCCTAAAGCTTTAGTAGGCGTTCAAAAAATGGCAGCGGCTAATAGTAATGTTGCAACAAGACATATATTAGATTCTAGTTTGTTTGTTACTATAACATTGGCTGAAGCAATTTCTATGCGCTTTAAAGATGTATTAGAATTCCATCCTACAAAAGAAGCTTTTATATCTGCATTAGGACAATTTTCTGTTGGCTCCCTTGAAGAGCTTAAAAATTTACATTTACATGATTTTGGTATATTTTTAGATTTACAACCAGATGAAATTGAAAAACAAGCTTTAGAAGCAAACATACAAATAGCTTTATCTCAACAAAGTATATTTTTAGAGGATGCTATTGATATTAGAGAAGTTAGAAATATTAGACTAGCTAATCAATTATTAAAATTTAGAAGACTTAAAAAGCAAGCTGTTGATCAACAAGCTGCACAAGCGGCTGCTGTTGCTCAAGCTGAAGCACAAGGTGCTGCACAAATTGAAATTGAAAATGCAAAATCTCAAGCAGCGCAAGTTAAGGCGGATTCAACTATTCAAATTTCAACAGCGGAAAACGAATTGAATATAAAGAAAATGCAATTTGAAGCTGAAACCAAAAAAGCTTTAATGCAATTTGAATACGACCTTAATGTAAAATTAAAAGAATTAGAATTATCTGCGCAAAAAGAATTAGTTGAAAAACAGTCAGAAACGCAAGAAAGAATTGCTGATAAAAAAATATCGGTTAATTCTATAGCTGGACCACCTAAAACTGAAAAACCTAAAAAATCTTTTGAATCAAAAGGTAATGATGTATTAGGAGGTTTTGATTTATCAAGATTTGAAGCTAAATAAATTAAACTATTATATTATATTTTATGGAAGAACAAGTACAAGTAAAAGAAGTTGAGGCTAAAGAAGAAGTTTCAACTCAAGAAAAAGAAGCCGCTGTGCTAGAAAAAGCAGTAGAAAGCGGCGAGGTTGACTCTAACTACGGGTTTCAAGAAGACGGCGTTTATCGTGTTAATGTTGATGCCCCTCCTAAAAAAGAAGAAAATGCCAGTGAAGAGCAAAGCACAAATGAGGTATCTGTACGCAACGAACCCGAAGCTAGCGAAAAAGTTCCTGAGCAAGACAAGCAAGAAGGCGTTGAAGAACTTGCCGAACAAAGTGAAGAAAAAGAAGAAGAAAAGCAAGAAGAGGCGTTAGAAATAGTAGAAGAGTCTATTGAAGAACCTCAACAGGAAAATGTACAGGAAACTAAAGAAGAGCCTGTACAAACAAATGAATACCCAGAAGATATTCAAAAGCTAATGCAATTTATGGAAGAAACGAATGGTACTTTAGAAGATTATGTTAATCTTAATAAAGACTATTCAAAAATGAATAATACTTCTTTAGTGTATGAATATTACAAAAATACAAAACCTCATTTAGATAATGAGGATTTAAACTTTTTAATGCAAAAAGAATTTGCTTATGATGAAGAGGTTGCTGAACCATCTGAAATCAAAGCAAAACAATTAGCATTTAAAGAAGAATTATATAAAGCTCAAAAGCATTTCAATGATTCTAAGGAAAAATACTATGCGGATCTTAAGTTAAGAAAGCAAAATGAAGTACCTGAAGAATACAAAGAAGCTTACGACTTTTATAATGAAGCAACTAAAATACAGGAAAGAGCAGAAAAATTAAAAAACACGTTTGATACTAGAACTAATAGTTTTTTCAGTGATGATTTTAAAGGTTTTGATTTCAAGGTTGGTGAAAAAAAATACCGGTTTAAAGTTGACAATAAAGAAAATATAAAAAATGCTCAATCAACAATTGATAATTTTATTAAGCCTTATTTAAATAAAGAAGGCGAAATGGAAAAAGTTGGTGAATATCATAAAGCTTTATTTACAGCAAGGAATGCAGATAAACTAGCATCTCATTTTTATGAGCAAGGCCGTGCCGACGCTATAAAAGATTCTGTAAAAAAATCTAAAAATATTGATATGTCCCCTCGATCTGAGGGTGCTGCACCACAAAATCCAAATAGTAAAGTTAGAGTTGTTGAAAGCGATTCCTCAAATAGGTTGCGCATAAAATGGAATAAATAACTTTAAAAATTAAAAAATGGCTTTTACAAGTGGAGTACCAGCTGCTTTGCAACCAACTCAAAGCAAAGCTCTTTATGCTGGTAACTATATTGATTTTACAGACAGCTCATTTAATATGTGGGCTCAACAATTTTTACCTGATGTATACGAACAAGAAGTTGAAAGATATGGAAACAGATCTATAGGCTCTTTCCTTCGTATGGTATCAGCGGAGATGCCTTCTACTTCAGACCAAATTATTTGGACTGAACAAGGTAGATTGCACACACGATATGCTAACGCTATTTACCTAAGTAACGCGGGCACAATGCCAACTTCTGGAACTACTCCGGGAACTGCAAGTGCATCTACGTCTGGCGGTATTGTATTGAACTTTAATGTTCCTACAGCACAGCCAACAAGCCTAGGCATTACTACACAAGGTACAACTGCTGTTAATTTCCGTAAAGGACAAACAGTTATGATTCAAGCTCAATCTTCTGCTACATCTGCAGTAGGAGGTACTGGTGCTGTAGTCAAAGGTGTTGTAACTAATGTTTCTGGTAACTATTTCCAAGTTAAATCTTTAACTGGAATTCCGGCTATCACAAATGCTCAGAGGTTTACAGCTCTTGCTTATGGCTCTGAATTTGCAAAAGGTACTGGAAACTTTACCGAAAAACTAGATCCTAGCTATGCTACATTTACTAACTCACCAATTATTCTTAAAGAGCACTATTCAATCAATGGATCTGACACTGCTCAAATAGGATGGATTGAAGTTACTTCTGAAAATGGAGCATCTGGTTATCTATGGTATTTAAAGTCTGAGCACGAAAACAGACTACGTTGGGAAGATTACCTAGAAATGTCTATGGTTGAAGGTGTTAAGCAATTAAACACTGGAGCTACTTTAGATTTCTATGATTCAGGTATCACTGCTACGGCTAGAGGTACTGAAGGTTTCTTTGAAGCTATTGAAGCAAGAGGTAATGTATATTCTGACTTTGGAGCGCAAGCTTCTGGTGGTGCTTTAACAGATTTTGATGCTGTACTTAAGCAATTAGACAAGCAAGGTGCTATTGAAGAAAACATGCTTTTCTTAGGTAGAGATCTTTCTTTAGAAATTGATGATATTCTTGCACAACAAAATGGTGGATACTCTGGAGGTACTTCTTTTGGTGTATTTAACAATAGCGAGGATATGGCTCTTAATCTAGGTTTTACTGGATACAGAAGAGGTTCTTATGACTTTTACAAAACTGACTGGAAATACTTAAATGATTTTTCAACAAGAGGTGGTTTTAAAGATATTGAAGGTGTGCTAGTTCCTGCTGGTACTTCAACAGTATATGATCAAGTTCTTGGAAAAAATATTAAAAGACCTTTCCTACACGTAAGATATAGAGCTTCTGAAACTGAAAACAGAAAAATGAAATCTTGGGTTACTGGATCTGTAGGTGGCGCTTCTTCATCACCAATTGATGAAATGAGAATGCACTATTTATCTGAAAGATGTTTAATTGTACAAGGTGCTAATAACTTTGTATTATTTAAAGCATAATTATTATTAGAGGACGGGTGGTTTCGGCCACCCTTATCCTCATTTTTATTTTTATTATATTATATCATGACTACACAAATACAAAAAAGAAAAACTAGTCCTGAAAAGGGTTGGGAAATAAAAGATAGAGTTTATATTTTAACTCAAAATAGATCTCCAATAAGTTGGACTATTCAGTCTAAACACACATTAAGAAAACCATTGTTTTGGTTTGATGAGAATACTGGTGAAAACAAAGAAATAAGATATGCTACAAATCAAAAATCTTTATTTGTAGGCGATCAAGAAGGCTATGTAACTTTAGGCCATGTAATATTTCTTGATGGGGTGCTTGAAGTTTCTAGACAACAACAAGCATTACAAAAACTTTTATCTATATATCATCCTCAAGCAGGAACTTTATGGGAAGAAATTGATGAAGTTGCTGAAGCTTCAGATGAAGTTGAAGATTTAGAATTAGAATTAGAAGCTTTAAATCTTGTTAAAACTTTAGATATTGAACATTTAGAAGCTATTATGCGAACTGAATTAGGTTCAACGGTTACTGACCTTAGCTCTAAAGAATTAAAAAGAGATGCGTACAGATTTGCACAATCTGATCCAAAACTTTTTATAGAGTTATCTAAAGATGAAGATATAAAGTTAAGAAATCTTGCTAATAGAGCTGTTGAATTAGGTATATTAAACCTAACTGACGACAATACTGTATTTAAATTAGCAAATGGAAAAAAGGTTATGACAGTACCTTTTGATCAGCACCCTTACGGAGCGCTAGCCGCTTATTTTAAAACCGACGAAGGTGTTGATTTAATGAAGTCTATTATGAAAAAAATTTCGTAATATAAGGGCGTAGAGTGAGAAATCAACTCTATGCTCACTAATTAATAAATATAACATGGTAAATATAAACGAAGTATATCAAACCGTACTTACTATTGCTAATAAAGATAATAGGGGATATATAACGCCTGAAGAATATAACTTATTGGCTGCAACTGCACAAAATGAAATATTTGAAAGCTACTTTAATAAACAATTAATGTACGAGGCAGGCGGGCTATATAATGCTGATTTTTCAGATCCTGTTATAACAAATTCAGAAAAAATAAATGTTTTTTATAAAACTAGCAATTTAACTCACGCAAATGGTGTTTTTGCTTTCCCTTCTGACTTTTATAAATTAGGTAATGTGCAGGTTAATAATATAGATGCTGATTTTATTTCACATAAAGATGTTAAGTTTATAAATTTATCACCTTTAACATATCCTGTAACATCACAGCCAGTTTATACAATAACAGGAAGCGCTATAACGGTTTATCCTACCACTATAACTTCTGGTGTAAATATAGAATATTTAAAGGCACCGAACAAACCTAAATGGGGGTATGCGATGCCAACAGCTTCTCAAATAGCCTCAGGGGTACCAAACGAACCAATATATGATTCAACTGTTTTTGATCCAGCTACAGACAGCTATTCTTCAATTGCAAAATCATTAAACTTTGAACTGCATATTTCAGAAAAGTCTGAGTTAATATATAAAATATTAACTTTAGCCGGTGTAATAATAAAACAAGCGGACATAGCGGGCTTTGGACAAGGTAAAGAACAACAACTACAAGCAACTGAACAATAATGGCAATATCAAGAAAACCTTTAGACGTAGATAATTATTCCGCCCTCGAGGGTGGCACGGGAACAGCAGTACCCGGCTATTATAGCAGAGTACATTTGAATGATATTATAAATAATTTTGTTGTTGCTTATGTAGGCGATGATAAAATACTTACAAAAGTGCCAAGATATGAAGTCGCTTTTTGGGCTCAAAGATCAGTTCAAGAATTTAGCTACGATGTTTTTCATGCGGAAAAAAATTTAGAAATTGAGTTAAGCTCAACTTTACAACTGTCTTTGCCTTCAGATTATGTAAATTATGTTAAAATTTCATATGTAGATTCTAATGGCAACCATAGGCCAATACAAAATTCTAAAACAACAAAAGCTAATAAAGCTGTTGCACAAGATAATGACTTTAAATATATATATGACCAAGATGGTAATTTAACATTTAGTGAAATATCTGAAACAGCAGAAAGATTTCAGTCTTCAGAAAGATTTTTAAAGAATAAAGATTTTGAGGATTACTACGATGGTATTAACGATTCAGATTTGCCTTCTGCTTATGGTAGAAGATATGGATCTGAGCCAGAAAGACAAAATATAAATGGCACTTATTTATTAGACTTAGAAGCCGGCAAAATATATTTTGATTCTTCATTTTCAGAAAGCGACTTAATATCTATACAATATATATCCGATGGCCTTGGAAACAACGGTAATTTTGATAATGTTTTAGTTCCTAAATTGGCTGAAGATGCAGTATATTCTAACATGCTTTATAATCTTTCTAAGCTAAGACCAAGCGCTGCCGGAGCTGCGGCTTTATATAAAAAGGAAGCGGCTTCAAAAATGCGTAATGCAAAAATTAGATTAAGCAATTTAAAGCTTGATGAATTAACTCAAGTTCTTAGAGGTAAATCTAAGTGGATTAAACACTAATATATGCCAGAAATTAAAAGACTCTTTAACGCGAGCAAAATGAATCGCGATTTAGACGATAAAATGCTTAAGCCCGGTGAATATCGAGAAGCATTAAATATAAATGTTAGTAAGTCAGAAAGCGCAGACATAGGTGCCGTTGAAAATATTTTAGGTAATAAACTAATTAATGATACCAGCTTGTCTGGTGCAAAAGTTATAGGCGAATATAGAGATAACGGCAATGAAAGAATATATTATTTTATTACTACAAATTCTTCATATAACGAAATAAATAGCGGTAATCATCAAATAATAGAATATAATCAAAAAGCAAACAAAAGTACTATTTTAGTTACTAGTGCCGCATTAAATTTTCATCAAGATTATTTAATTACAGGAATAAATTTAGTTGATGAACTTTTGTTTTTTACAGATGATAGAAACCCGCCGAGAAAAATAAATGTTGAAACAGCTAGAAATACTCCAGGTAGATATAATTTAGCCACAAATATTGACGATATAATCTCTGTTGCTAAATATGCACCCTATGTGGCCGCAAATATAATTGGTGTTTCCAATTCAGATGAGCAGGGGAATGTAATTACTTCAAACTTTCTTGAAAATAAATTGATTAGATTTTCTTACAGATACCAGTTTGAAGACGGCGAATACAGCGTGTTAGCCCCTTTTACTCCTATATGTTTTTCAAGGCTAAATGAAACTGACACGATTGCTACAAATATTCAAGATTTTGGAGAAATTGAAACTTTTGTTAATGCTGTAAAGTCAGTTCAACTATCAGTTCCTACACCCACGGGTTTAGGAATCAACAAAGTCGAACTAATATATAAAGAAACTGGTAGCCCTGCATTATACGTTGTAGAAAGTAAAGTTTTAACTTCAGAAACAAATATAAACTTTTTTTATAAGTCTCAAGACCCTTTTAAAACGCTACCTTCAGATCAATTAACTAGAGTATCTGACGCGGTGCCAAGGCTTGCTAAATCTCAAGAGCTTGCAGGTGGTAGATTAGTATATGGTAATTATTTACAAAATTTTAATATACCAAAAGTATCATTTACGGTAAGCAGAACAGGTGAAGCTTCTGCTAGATATACAGCTTTAGATGATAGAATGTCTGTAAAATCAAGAAGAACATATCAAGTTGGTATTGTTCTTGCTGATAAGTTTGGAAGACAAACACCTGTATTACTTTCTGAAACAGGGGGTGATACAGTATTTATTGATGCAGCTACAGGTGAAGCGGATAGCACTAGTGTATTTAATTCATTACGTATTGCATTTGCACAATCTACTATAACAGCTTTACAAGCATTAGACTGGTGCTATTCTTATAGAATTGTTGTAAAACAAAGAGAGCAAGAATATTATAACTGGATTTCCACTGTAGCCTCTTCAAATGTAGTAAATAGATTTGGAGACAGCATTAATAAAATACCAAGAGATCAAACAGCTGTAATACCTCCTAGCACTAGCGCTACAATATCGCCATGTGATACTGCTGTATATCCTAAAATATTAGGAGGCGTTAATAAAACAACATCTACTCTAAGCAAGGTACAGTCTATAAATAACCCTGCAGGCACAGCCAATGTGCCAACTGATTCTGTAACATCGGGTGTTGCCGTATTTGAAACAGAACCTTTTGAGTCGGATTTAGACATATTTTTTGAAACATCTACAGGAGGTTTAATATCAGCTCTTACAACTACCGCAATTGATATTCAATTTTACAATTGTTATTTGTTAACTTTTAGCTCAGGAACACATATTGAAATAAACAGGTTAAGAGCTGGTTTTAATGAAAGAGCTTTTGATGTAGGCGTTAGAGCTTATGTTGTAAAAGAAAATTTTGCAGAAGAAAGAAGATTTAATACTCTTATACATTCAAGTGGTTTATTTAACTCACGAACAAATATAAATTATATAAATCAATTTAATGAGGCAGAAGGAGGGATAACTATATCTCTAGATCCTCAAGACGGATCAGTTCAAAAATTATTTGCTGACGACACTCAAATAGTTGTATTTCAAGAAGATAAGATATCAAGATCACCTGTAAATAAAGACTTTATATATTCAGCCGAGGGCGGGGCAATACCTGTAACTACAAATACTCAATTTTTAGGTACTATTGCACCATATGCTGGAGAATTTGGCATATCAAAAGATCCTAAATCTTTTGCGTATTATGGGTATGCAAAATACTTTACTGATAAAAGCAGAGGAAGTGTTATGCGATTGTCTCAAAATGGGTTAGTTGAAATATCTAATATGGGTATGAGCGACTTTTTTAGAGATGCTTTAGCTAAGTCAGATGAAGTTATTGGCTCGTACGATGAATATAACAATTTATACAATGTTACATTAATCGGTAAAGGGTTTAGTGGTTTTAAAGACACTAATGTAGCAACTGCTACAGATAATTACTTTACAATATCATTTGATGAGGGAGCACAAGGTTGGACAAGCTTTAAGTCTTATAAGCAAGAAGGCGGTTTAAGTTTGAATAATATATATTATACTTTTAATTTGGGTAAATTATGGCAACATAATGACGAAACTGTTAACAGAAATACTTTTTACGGAGCTTCTGCCGCTGAGTCTTATATAGAGCCTATTTTAAATGATGGCCCTTCTACTGTAAAAACATTTAACAATATAAGTTATGAGGGAACAACAGGCTGGGAATTAGATTTTATGCAAACAGATATTTCTTCCGTAGGCTCAGAACCTACTTTAGAAAATTATTATGCAATAACATTGCAACTTTCTGGAGCTGCCGATAATAGCATAGTTACGGGAGAACAAACCATTTATGCTAAACAAAATGAAGTTATAGAATGGGTGGTAACTGCTAAACCAAAAAATGCTGATTTTGAGTTTAACAGTGTAAATGACATAACATTA